AACATCCGTGACGCGAGCCTCCGTCTCAGTGGCGATCACCTCCCGGAGCTGTTCGAATGTCGCAGAGTTAGCGCCCTGTTGGGCTGTCTGGCGCACGACAACATCGGCAATAGCCAGCGCGTTGCCGATGATTGCTTCTGCTGTCTGCTTATTCGAACCTACGGCGGCAGCCAGCCCATCGGCGTTCTCCTTAATTGCATCAGAAAGCTCGGCCAGTTTCTCGCTACTGTCTACAGCACTTTCAATCAGATCCTTAAATACCTCGGAATCTTTAATCTCCTCCAGGATCGCATCGGTGATATCGGATACATCGATGCTGGCCTGCCCGCGCACCCATTCTGTGTACCCTGATTCGTTGCCGCTGCGGTCCACCAGCTGCGCGCGGTACCAGAAAATCTGCCCAGCCTTAAGGCCCATCTGCTGATATTTGCGCTGCGGATAAGGTACGTCTGCCAGCAGCATCGCATCGTCTTCCGTCCCGGTCAGGCTGTACTGAATTTCCGTCTTCAGCGTGTCGTCGGTGTTCGCCGGGAATCCCCAGCTCAGCTCGATACCGAAAACCACATTATCAGAAGCGATGAAGCCGACAGGTTTCGGCGGATTACCCACTTTACCCGTAAGATTCACTTCTGATGATGTCGCCCACACCGATGAAACGTCGCTGGCGTTCACCGCCCTGACGCGGACCAGATAGCGACCCGAGTAGATACCCTGCACTTCAAAACCGAGAGAAGACATTCGGGGCACGCTTACCCAGTTGCCGCTGTCACGCCGCCATTCCGCCTCGTAAGCAACTGCACCCTGAACAGAATCCCAGGCAACGCGCATAGTGGTAATCGCAATGTTCTGGTTAACCGTAGAGTAACTGTCTACGACAATATTTCCTGGTGGAGCCTGAACCCCAGGTGGAATGACACTGACTGGCCGCTCGTCCAGTCTTGCGCCGGTATCAACGGCGGAATAGATGTCAGGGTTGTAAGTCGTCCCGGTGACTTCGAAAGTGCCGTCGTTGTTGTCCCGCGTTCCCGTAACACGGAAAAGCGCTATAAACAGATCGTCAGAGTCCACACCCCAGTTACATTCAGCCTCCGGCGTTTCGCTGTAGGGTGTGGTGACAGTGACTGTGTTTCCGTTAACGGCCTGGACGGTTCTGGCCTGAGCTGTGCCTGATGGAAGATTCAAAAACAGCCGGTTCCCGGCCTTCACATCAGCGGCGCGATCGAGGGTTATGTTGCGGCCGTTAACCGCACTCACCCTGCCGCCGATAGTTCTTCCGGCCAGCTCGTTAGCAGCCACGCCGATCACCTCCCCGACAGGTGGAACGTCCATGCCCGTGCTGAAGGTCACCACCTCGCCGATACCGTTAGTGAGCAGCGCCCAGCGCCCCCGCCGGTTTGCCTCTGACTGCCTGGTGCAGCCGATCGCAGTCATTTCGAGCTGACGATAATCGAAGCGCATGGCCAGATCGTTATCGTAAACAGGCTCAGGCGTGTCTTTATAGTGGTTTGCAGGGTCTGACCAGTTCACCAGCGCGGCAGTGTTTCGGGTGGTTTCACTCGGATCCGCAAAGGTAAATTTTCCTTCAACAACGCTGGCGTGG